AGAGGACATTGATAAGTTACAGAAAGAATACTCATTTGATATGTCAGTTTATGGACTTAAGACAGAAGACAATTACGTTATTAAAGATGAGGACGAATACGATATTATTCAAGAGCAATATAATTTCTCATCTCAGATCGGTGATTCATTAGAAGATAATGAAGAAATTGAATCAGAGGCAGATAACATATTAGACTTTAGTGAGCGTGATCCTTTCAGCGAAGGAGCGTACTGACATGTTTTCAACTTTTTATCACGGAACTATAAGAAAATACGTAGTTGTTTTCGGCACCATCTTTAACAACATCTACATCAATCGAGTCAATTCGACGGGTGAACAAGTTCAAACTATGAAAGTGCCGCTGTCGTACGGGCCAAAAGACAAGTTTTTAGCTAGGTTGGAGAACGATCCTACATTTAATCGTCCAGCAATGGTTCTTCCGAGGATGGCTTTTGAGATAACTTCGATGAGCTATGCTCCTGAAAGAAAGCTAAATACAGTTAATCGCAACATGAAAGCGGTGGCTGACACTAATAAAGTCTTATACAATTACATGCAAGTTCCATATGATATAGGGTTTACGCTTTATATCATGATAAAGAATGCAGATGATGGGACTAGGATAGTAGAACAGATCCTTCCATATTTTACTCCTGAATGGACCGTTACTGCTAACTTAATTCCAAATTTAAGTCTTAATGTAGACTTGCCCATAGTGCTAAATAATGTTGGAATGCAAGACACATACGAAGGTGACTTTAATAATCGTAGAGCTATCGTATGGACGTTGGATTTTACTATGAAAGCATATTTGTTTGGACCCATTAAGAAGACTGGTCTCATTACTCTTGCTAATACTAATTTCATAGTTCCAAATTTGATCACTATCGATCAAGCTATCGGCAATACAAGTGTTACTGCAGCTGAAAGAATTACAGTAATGCCCGGCTTAACAGTAGACGGGCAACCTACTGCAAACGCAGAAGCATCGATCGATAGAAGTGAAATAATGGCAACCGACGATTATGGATTTATAATAGATTTTGAAAGCTTTATATGAATTCCGACAAAATTATATCAGATTCTTTAGACATAGCAGAACCAGAAATACATGCTGAGTATCTTCCAAGTGAAGATCAAACAGATTTTGAATTTGCTAGGCAGAACATAAGAAACATACTTGAAAAAGGTAGCGTTGCTTTAGATAAGATGCTTGAAGTTGCAGACTTGTCTCAGCATCCTAGAAGCTATGAAGTAGTCTCAACTCTTATAAAATCTTTATCTGATACTAATAAAGATTTACTTGAATTAGCAGAAAAGAAAAATAGAATTGAGAAAGTAAAATCTCAAACTGAAACCCAAACTATAAATAATAACTTATACATATCAACTACTGAGTTATTAAAACTGATTAAAGAAAAATGAGTCAAGACCAATATCTTGGTAATCCTCTTCTTAAAAAATCTAATGTAAAGTTTAATTTTACAAAAGAGCAGATAGAAGAGTATATACGATGTTCTAAAGATGTAGAATATTTTATTATTAATTATTGCTACATTGAAACTCTTGATCATGGTTTGGTTAAGTTTGGTTTATATGATTGCCAAAAGAAAAAAATAAAAGTAATAAATGAGAACAGAAAAGTTATCATCATGGAAGGTCGTCAGCAAGGAAAGACGACCACATCCGTAGCCTATATTTTATGGTATACTTTATTTCAAGATCATAAAAACGTAGCAATACTTGCTAATAAATCATCTACTGCTCGTGGGATCCTTTCTCGCTATCAGATGATGTATGAGAACTTACCCAAGTGGATGCAGCAGGGTGTAGTTAACTGGAACAAAGGCGACGTTGAACTTGAGAACAGTTCTAGAATATTTACAGCAGCCACGACTGCTGCAGGTATTCGTTCGCAGTCAGTTAACTTACTGTATATCGACGAAGCTGCAATCATTCCAAATACAGTAGCTGATCAGTTCTTTACTTCAGTGTATCCAGTAGTATCTGCTGGTCAAACTACTAAGATCATCATAACATCCACTCCTCTTGGATACAACCATTTCTGGAAGTTCTGGAATGACGCAACGAATGGTAACAACGACTTCGTTCCATTGTTTATTCCTTATCATGAAATACCCGGCCGTGATGACAAGTGGCTAGAAGAACAAAAAAGACAGCTCGGTGAACTCAAGTTCAATCAAGAAGTTCTTTGTAACTTCTTAGGTTCATCGTTAACTTTGATAAGCGGTGAAGCTATTTCAAGAATGTCAGTAGTGCCTTCAATCTTTAGTAACGCCGAAGGTTTGGACATATATGAAAACGCTGACCCTACACACATCTACGTTACTTGTGTAGATACTGCAAAGGGTGTAGGAGGAGATTCTTCGGCGTTTTGTGTTATAGACATCACTACTATTCCATACAAGATCGTAGCAAAATTCAAAAGTAATGAAATAAGTCCATTGCTCTTGCCTAATGTGATATACCAAGTTAGTAAGACGTACAATGATTCTTATGTCTTAATTGAATTGAATACTAATGAGCAAGTTCCTCACATACTACATTATGAACTAGAGTACGATAATGTAGTATGGATCATGAAAGATAAGGGTATGCAGACCGTATCAGCCGGTTTCAAGAAACAAATGAAACCTGGCGTTACGATGGACAAGAAAGTAAAAAGAATTGGGTGTCTTAACTTAAAATCATTAATAGAAACAGGGAAGTTGCTAATCACCGATGCTGACATCATATCGGAGTTATCTACGTTTATTGAGAAACGAGGTAGCTTTGAAGCTGATGAAGGCTATCATGATGACTTAGTTATGACTTTGGTCTTGTTTGCTTGGTTGATTACCACTAAATATTTTAAAGAAATAAATACAGTGGATCTACGAAAAGCTCTGTACGAAGAAAAGATGCGACAAATTGAAGAAGATATGGTTCCTTTTGGTATAATAGACGATGGGCTTCCTCCCCCAGATATTGTAGAGACGTCTGAATTTGATAAATTTTTGTTGGGTATGGATTAAAATCATAAAATTATAAATACTTTAAACATAATTATCTAACCATCTTTTGCCAAAGGGAGATAGAAGATGCCATTCCAAGTAAGTCCCGGAGTCAACGTTACAGAAATCGATTTAACTACGATTGTTCCTGCCGTTTCAACAACTGAAGGTGCAATTGCTGGTGTTTTTCATTGGGGTCCTCTTGAGAAGTCAGTTCTCATTGATTCTGAAGATAAATTAGCCGCTCGATTTGGTAAACCGACCAACCACAACCCAGAAACATTCTTTACAGCAGCTAACTTTTTAGCTTACGGTAACAAGCTATACGTTTCTCGTGCAGCTAATACGACCGGTTTCTCCAATACGTTAACATTAACAACTAATGGAAACACTACGATAACTGCTAACGGAACTGCTGCAGGTGTATCGGTAGGAGATGTTGTTTACGGTACAGGTATTGCTGAAGGAACAGTAGTAAGCGTTGCTAATAACACAACCATACTTTTATCTAAATCAGCTTTAACTTCAGGTGAAAGTACCTTTTCATTCACCAATCCAAACTCTGTATTTTCTGCTGTAGCTAATACAATCAATTTGGCAGATACTGATAATCTTGCCCTCTTTACGATAAAGAACGAAGATGATTATCTAGACAAGTCAGATGAGTTCCCAGCAGATAGCGAAGTAGATTATATCGCTAAGTATCCTGGATCACTAGGTAATTCACTCAAAATTTCTGTATGTGATTCTGCAAACGCGTTCTCTTCAAACATCGATGTTTGGGGAGTTAGTGTTTCTAAATCTAATGCTGGTATAAACTTCGTTGTTGGATCAAACACCGCAACAGTATGGGTAGCAAACTCTGGCGTGTATACTCCAGACGATGACGCAGGTGCTGCAAATGGAGTACAAACCCATATAACAAATAGATTAATCGTAGGTGACATAGTAAGAATTGGTAATACTGAAATTGGATTCCAAGATCTTAGAGTCACTAACATTGCAAATGCAAGCTACGCCGCAGGTAACACTACTCTCGTAGTAAGTTTTGCAGCTAACTATAACTTATCAACAAATTTCTATGCAAATACTATTGCACGAAATTGGGAATACTACAACAACGTAGAAAGAGCACCCGGTCAATCTGACTATGTTACCAAATTTGGTAACACTTCTGCAAATGATGAATTGCATGTAGTGGTGTCAGACGAAGATGGTAAGTTTACAGGAGTACCTGGATCTATATTGGAAGTTTTCCAAGGACTTTCAAGAGCTTCTGATTCTAAGACGGAAGACGGTGCTACTCTTTATTATAAGACGGTAATCAACGATAATTCAAACTACGTTTGGTGGGCAAAGGATAGATCCGGTGCCGACACAAACACCGCACTTTCAGTTGCTAGCTCAACCAACTCGAAGCCTCTTACAGCTTCTTTTGGCGGAGGCCAAGACGGAGCAAATGAAAATAATGTTCCTATAAACGTTCTAACTAAAGCTTATGATAGATTCCGTTCTACGGAAGAAATTGATGTTTCCTTAATTCTTCAAGGAAAAGCTAGAGGTGGTACGTATGGTGGCCAATTAGCGAATTACCTAATTGATAACATTGCTGAGTACCGTAAAGACTGCGTTGTATTCGTATCACCTGATCGCGGAGACGTCGTCAATAACATAGGTAAAGACGAGGCACAAGATATCGTTCAGTTTAGAAATTCACTAAGCTCAACTTCTTATGCAGTCCTAGATTCAGGTTATAAGTATCAATACGATAAGTACAATGATGTATATCGCTACGTTCCTCTAAACGGTGACATAGCAGGTCTAGCAGTTCGTACAGATAACTTAAGAGATCCATGGTGGTCACCTGCCGGTTTCAATCGTGGTCAAATTAAGAACATCATCAAGCTAGCTTATAATCCTCAAAAAGCTGATCGTGATATTTTATATAAGAGCGACATCAATCCAGTATGTGTATTCCCCGGACAGGGAACCGTGCTTTTCGGTGATAAGACAATCCTAGGTAAACCTAGTGCATTTGATCGAATCAACGTGCGCCGCCTCTTTATAGTTCTTGAAAAAGCAATTGCAACTGCTGCTAAGTTTACACTCTTCGAATTCAACGATGAGTTTACACGCGCTCAGTTTAGAAACCTAGTAGAACCTTTCCTAAGGGATGTACAGGGACGCCGTGGTATCTATGACTTTAGAGTTGTCTGCGATGAGACAAACAATACTCCTGAGGTTATTGACCGTAATGAGTTTATCGGTGACATTTATATCAAGCCTGCAAGAAGCATCAACTTCATTCAACTGAACTTCGTAGCAGTTAGAACTGGTGTTGAATTCTCTGAAATTGTTGGTAAATTTTAATAAATAACCTAAGTAAACAAGGAGAATTCTCATGGCGTTTAATATAAATGAAATTAAGAGTCAAATGCTATTTGATGGTGCAAGACCATCACTTTTCCAAGTAACTCTACAAAATCCTGCGAACTCAGTAGCAGATATTAAACTTCCATTCATGTGTGAAGCAACAGCCCTCCCAGCAGCAAATCTGGGAGAGGTTGCAGTTCCATACTTTGGAAGATTCATCAAGCTAGCTGGCACCAGAACATATGACGATTGGACCGTTACAATCATCAATGATGAAGATTTCTTAGTACGAAATGCACTTGAAGAATGGTCAAACCGGTTGAATACATTCCAAGGAAACATTCGGGCTTTTAGTTCTGCATCACCTCTCTTGTATAAGTCACAAGCACAGGTAGTTCAGTATTCTAAGACAGGTGTTCCTATTCGTTCATATCAATTTAATGGCATCTTCCCCAAAGTAATAAGCGATGTAGCGCTAAATTGGGCGGATGGCAACGCAATTGAAAGATTCCAAGTGACATTTGCCGTAGACTACTGGGAAGTTTCCGGTGGTGTTACTGGCAACGCTGGCGGCGTTTAATGATAATGGGGGCTTTCGGGCCTCCATTTTTTAGTGAGATATAATAATGGCATTAAATTTAAATTTGTTTGGTTTCCAGTTTAAGCGAAAGCAGGACGAAAAAGATTCTGCTGTTTCATTTGTTACTCCTCAGTTTGAAGACGGAGCAGTCAATGTAGTCGCTGGTGGAGCTTATGGAACTTATGTTGACATGGAGGGTTCTGCTCGTTCAGAAGCAGAACTTGTTACAAAGTACAGGGAGATGTCGCTGCATCCAGAAATAGATGCAGCAGTCTCCGACATTGTGGATGAAGCTATAGTAGTCGATGATAATGCAAATCCAGTATCTTTAGATCTTGAAGAATTAAATCTTCCACCTAAAGTTAAGAGTGCATTTCTTCAAGAGTTTGACGAAATACTTAGATTACTAGAATTCAACTTCCGTAGCTATGATATTTTTAGAAGATGGTACGTAGACGGCAGAATGCTTTATCACGTCATCATCAACGAAGATGCGCCTCAAAAAGGTATCATGGAGCTACGTTATATAGATCCACGTAAAATTAGAAAAATACGTGAATTGAAAAGAACTCCAGTGCCGGCAGCTGGTGCCGTAGTTAATCAGACTGCTAACGAATACTACATCTTTAATGAAAGAGGTTTTGGTAATCAAATTTCTGCAGTAACGAGCACATCAGCTGGAACTGTAGGAATGAGAATATCACCCGATGCAATAGTTCATGCTACATCGGGTTTGATGGATAAGAACAATCAATTAGTTTTGAGTTATTTACACAAAGCTATTAAGCCTTTAAACCAATTAAGATCTCTTGAAGATGCAACTTTGATTTATAAAATATCACGCGCTCCGGAAAGACGTATATTTTATATCGACGTTGGTAATCTTCCTAAGATGAAAGCTGAACAATATCTTCGTGACATCATGACACGATTTAAGAATCGCGTTGTATACGACTCAGCTACTGGTGAGATCAGAGACGATCGTAAATTTATGACGATGTTGGAAGACTTCTGGCTTCCACGAAGAGAAGGTGGAAGAGGTACAGAGATCTCAACATTACCAGCAGGCCAATTAGCTGGTGATTTGGAAGACGTTAAGTACTTCCAACGCGGATTGTATAAGTCTCTGAATGTGCCTATTAACAGGTTAGAACCTGATAACACTTATTCTATTGGTAGAGCAACAGAGATAACAAGAGATGAAGTTAGATTTAGCAAATTCATTTCTAGATTACAGAATAGATTTTCACAATTATTTTTAAACATCTTAGAAAAACAACTTGTTTTAAAGAAAATTATAACCATTGAAGAGTGGGAACAGATTAAATACAATATCAAGTTCAACTACGCTAAAGATAATCAATTCGCTGAGCTTAAGAATATCGAGATGATGAGAGAAAGAATGGGTATCTTACAAGCAACTGATCCATATGTTGGAAAATATTATTCGGTTGAATGGATAAGAAAAAATGTGCTACAGCAATCTGAAGACGATATTGAATTGTTAGATGCTCAAATACAAAATGAAATTAAAACTGGTGTTATACAAGTGGCCGGTGTTCCAGAAGAACAACCAGAGCAACCTACATAATTGTTTTTATAAATAGGAGTTATATATGGCAGACGTAATTGATTTACTAAAATTTGCAGATGAATCAAGGCCAGTTGATTTTGCTGATGCTTTTAATCAGCTAATGGGACAAAAAGTAGTTGACATTTTAGACGTAGCAAAACAAAGTATAGCTTCATCTGTTTTTAATAACAACGTAGATGAAGTAGAAACATCAGACGTTGATAACGGAGAAACGTATGAGGACTCTTAAAGAAATTAGATCTTTCTATACAGAAAAGAAAGATGCTGAAACAACAACACCCGGCTTAAATATCAAGTCAGCTGACGAGAAGCGTTTTGCTGATAAGCACGTTATTAAAAAGACTGCTGACAGAAACGGCAACGGCGACGATGTTTTCAATGCTACAAATGTCAAAGGTGTAGAGCGCAGTCCAAAGCACGGATACAATCCTGGTGAAGATGAGAAAGTATATGAAGGTTATGTAAGCCTTGCACAACAAAGAGCAGTATGGGCCACTCGTAAAGACGGCGGTAGAGGCCATCCCGATAATAAAAAGAAAAAAATGAAAGAAGAAGCTGAGATTGAAGAAGCTTCAAAGGCTCCTATGGATCCTGACAAAAAAGCAAAAAGTGCTATCGATACTATATTGAAGAATCATGAAGAGCCTGCACCAGAAAAGGGTATGAAGATTGGTGAAGAAAAAGATGAAGATGTTCCGTTCGAGGGACCATACAACAAGCCAGCTAAGAAGCAATCAGGACAAAAGTCTGATCCAGGTTATTCAGCCGCACGCCATCTTGCTCGTCAAGCAATGCAAAAGATGCTTGATAAAAAAGAAAAGATGAAAGAAGAAGTTGAATTGGATGAAGGTGATGTAATTCCATTCCCTGGAAAAAAGAAAGAAGAAAAGCCTGATACAAAACCAGGTTGGATGCTTCGTAAAGATCCAGAGCTTGCAAAGAAATTAAAAGACGCTCAAGCACGTGTTAAAGCTAGAAAAGAAGCTGCAACACAAAAAGAAGAAGTTGAACTTGACGAAGTATTAAAACCTTCAATGGGTGTTAAAGCTTATATAGATGATTTTATAAAGTCAGATGATCCTAGATTCAAAGGTGCATCGAAGAAAGAAAGAATGAAGAGAGCTTTAGCTGCTTACTACGCAGCAAAGAGGGGTGACTAATGGCTATAATGATCAATAGACCTGGAACATCAGCTGTAATACATGTTACAGCAAACGCTACAATAAACGCAGTTGGGAACACCACTAATTCTACTATAGCTACTGGTGCTGAAGTCTTAACTGGGGCTGCAATAACACAAGTATTTTGGGGTGCTGCTGGTGGCGGTTATTGGACTATATCAAGAGGTGCAACTCTACTTTTAACTTTACCAGACAGTGGTACTATGGATTTTGCTGGTTCAGGGTGTTCTTTAATTGCTAACTCAGATGCTGCTATAGATGCTAAGCTCGTTGGAACGGGAAATGGTCACTTAATTATAGAAGTGCAGAAGATCCCGATGAGCACAGGTTACACAAGCTAAGGAACTACCATGAAACTTATATGCGAACAAGTAGAAAACTTAAAGTACATCGTAGAAAACAAAGAATCTGGTAAGAACTATTTTATCGAAGGCATCTTCATGCAGGCCGATATTCAAAATAGGAACGGCCGAGTATATCCCGGTGAGATTCTTGAGAAAGAATGCAGCCGATATATGAAAGAAGCAGTTGAGCAAGGAAGAGCTTACGGTGAACTAGGTCATCCAAACGGACCTTCAATCAATTTAGATCGCGTTTCTCACTTAATCACAAATCTTCGTCAAGAAGGAAGCAACTTCATTGGCCGAGCCAAAATCATGGAAACACCCATGGGTAATATTGTGCGTGGTCTAATGGACGGTGGCGGCTCTTTAGGTGTTTCTACTCGTGGTATGGGTTCTCTTGAAGAAGACAAATCAAGAGGTTGTATGGTGGTTAAAGACGATTTTCGTTTAGCAACCGCTGCAGACATAGTTGCGGATCCATCCGCACCGGATGCGTTCGTAAGAGGCATCATGGAAGGGGTCGAGTGGGTATGGGATAATGGACTCCTTAAAGCACAAAAAGTTGAAGAGCTTCATGAATCTATCAAGAAAGCTCCAAGTAAAAGATTAACTGAAACAAAGATAAATGCTTTCAAGTCATTTATCAACGAACTAGTTAAATTATAACTTTTAATAAATAAGTAAGAAATAATTAAAGGAGTCGCTTAAAATGAGACTAAGAGAAGCAATTAAAAATGTTTTAAACGAATCAGAAGATCAAGAAACAGAAATACTTGATGAAAAAGTTTCTGTCGGCGGTGGAGCCACCGGTTCTTCTGAAGTTGCAGAACCTACAGGAGTTCGTGCTAAAGCCCCTGGCAATAGCAAAACACAGGGTGATCCAATGCAGAAGATTCAAGATCCCAACAATCCTGGTGTTGAAGAAACAGATCCAGAAAATAACACAAAGGCTGATGGCGACGCTGCTGGTAATGCAGCAACCATTAAAGCAAAGATGGGCGAGCACTTTGATGCAATGTTTGATGGAGAAGATCTTTCAGAGCAATTCAAAGAAAAAGCTTCAACCATTTTTGAAATGGCAGTCAAGTATCGCATCAACGAAGTAACAGAACAGCTTGAAGAGCTATATGCTAATAAGCTCAATGAAAAAGTTGAAGAGATTGAAGAGAGCTACGCTCAACAGCTACAAGATCTAACTGGTAAAATCGATCAGTACCTAAACTATGTGGTTGAAGAGTGGGTAAAGGAAAATGAAGTTGCTATTGAGACTTCATTGCGCTCAGAGATCACAGAAGACTTCATCCATGGATTAAAGAATTTATTTGCTGAACACTACATTGAAGTTCCTGAAGAAAAAGTCAATGTTGTAGAAGAGCTTGCTCTAAGAGTAGAAGAGCTCGAAGCAAAACTCAATGAAGCAGTCAATGAAAACATTGAGTTAAGAGATTCCCTCAACGAGATGTCAACTGAAGAAATTTTTAATGAAGTTTCAGAAGGACTAACTCTTTCTCAAGTAGAAAAGTTTAAGAAGCTCGCTGAAGGTGTTGATTTCGATGATGTTGAGAATTTCAAAAAGAAACTTCTCATAGTCAAAGAAAATTATTTTCCAGCAAATGGCGGCAAGAAGACTGCTAATCTTCTTGAAGAATCATTTGATGGTGAAGAGCCTGCAGCGGTAGCATCCGGCGTGATGTCGAAGTATGTCAGTGCCATTTCAAGAACAACAATTCGTTAAAAACCAATTCGTTATAAATAAGTAAAACAGTTAAGCTTAATTGCTAAAAAGGGAGAAACCAAATGATTCTAACTGAAGAAGCTCAAAGAAAGTGGCAGCCCGTACTAGAGCATCCTGATCTACCAAAGATCTCCGACGCTCATCGTCGCGCTGTTACCGCAGTAATCTTAGAAAACACAGAAAACGCACTTCGCGAAGCCGGTGCTCAAGTCGGTGGCCAACGTCTTCTAGGTGAAGATGCTGCAACCAACGCAACAGGTAGCAACATTGACACCTTCGATCCAGTTCTAATCAGCTTGGTTCGTCGTTCAATGCCAAACCTCGTTGCTTATGACATCTGCGGCGTTCAGCCAATGACAGGCCCAACAGGCCTTATCTTCGCAATGCGTGCACGTTATAGCGCACAGGACGGAGTAGAAGCTCTTTATAACGAAGCCAATACCACCTTCTCTTCAAAGACCGGTGGACAATATGAAACCAATGGCCAGATTGGTAACACCCACGTTGGTACAGTGCCTTACGCAAACACCAATGCTGGTAACGGTCTTTACAACACAGGTATTGGTCTACCAACTGCTAACGCCGAAGGACTAGGCACAACAAGCAATCCTGCTTTTGCTGAAATGGCTTTCAGCATCGAGAAGGTAACAGTAACTGCTCGCAGCCGTGCACTAAAAGCTGAATACACGATGGAACTTGCTCAGGATCTAAAGGCAATCCATGGCCTAGACGCTGAGACCGAGCTCTCCAACATCCTATCAGCTGAAATCCTTGCTGAAATTAACCGCGAAGTAATTCGTACAGTTAATATCACAGCAGTTCGTGGTGCCAATACTGGTAGCGTAACAACAGCCGGTGTATTCGACCTTGACACAGACTCCAACGGCCGCTGGTCAGTTGAGAAGTTCAAGGGCCTAATGTTTCAGGTTGAGCGTGAAGCTAATCAGATTGCTAAAGATACCCGTCGCGGCAAAGGCAACATCATCATCTGCTCCTCTGACGTAGCTTCTGCTCTTCAGATGGCCGGTGTTCTTGATTACGCCCCTGCTCTAAACAGCAACAACCTAAACGTTGACGACACAGGTAATACCTTTGCCGGTGTTCTCAATGGCCGCATCCGCGTATACATTGACCCCTACACCACTGGCAACTATATGACAGTTGGTTACAAGGGTGCCAATGCATTCGACGCCGGTCTCTTCTATTGCCCATACGTTCCTCTCCAGATGGTTCGTGCAGTAGATCAGAACAGCTTCCAGCCAAAGATTGGATTCAAGACCCGCTACGGCATGGTCGCCAATCCTTTTGCTCAGGGCGGCGCAACAAGTGATACTGGTAACGTTGGCCTTGGTCTTCTAGAGCAAGACACCAACAAGTACTATCGTAGAGTGCTAGTTAACAACCTAATGTAATATTAGTGTTGACTGATGCAAAGGGGCTTCGGCCCCTTTGCTTTTTATAAAAAGAAAATTATAAAATTAGGAGAACGCAATGTTCTCCTTTCTTTTAATATAAATATCCTTAAACAAAGGATTATGTATGGCTGATATTAGAAGTCAACCCACGAATAAGAATTTCTTATCACCTTTGGGTTATAAGTTTTCTATCAAGAAAACACCTACGATGAATTGGTTTATTCAGTCTGTGATCCTTCCTTCTGTAGCATTGAATAGAACCACGATGCCAACCCCCTTTATTCAGCT